CTGGCTTTACGATGACCCGCTGGAGCTGGCTAAAGCTATCAGAAAAGGTCCTGACATGCCCGAATTCGATGGACCAACTCCGGTAACTCCGGATGGTTGGATAAGCTGTAGTGAGCGAATGCCGGATACCAAAACAGCCGTTCTTGTTGCCAAGGAGTTTGATAGGAAAGGTGACTGGCGAATGAAATGGGCGACTTACATCCCGGGGCATCCTGACGCTAATGATGGGTGGATAATTCCTGGGGCGTCGTGGAAACCGTCACACTGGATGCCGCTACCAGAACCGCCTCAGGAGGTTAAGCCGTGATTACAGCACTAGCATGGCATTTCAGTGAAAGCATTTATGGCTGGATGCTGGCAATTACAGCAATTCAGGATTTGGCAATCACATCGTTTATTTTCAGCCTGTGCAGGAGGTGAAGCCGTGAGTAAGCACATTATCAAATATGACTATCGTGACGGCGCCAAGCTTGCAAAGCATGAAATGGAGACGTGGTGCGGACATGTACCACAATTTTCAGACTGGCTTTTTCAGGATGCTCAGCATGCACTGTTGAGCATTGAGCAGGGTTCATTTCAGGTTCCGTGCAAGAATTGCCTGGCTGCAATCATCAAAGCGGCGCAGGAGGTAAAGTGATGAACAAGTGCAACGCTCTGCTTTATGCCATGGTGATTGGTTTCGGCCTGGCTGCTGGTATCCGGGTTTATATTACCTGGGAGTCATTAATCAATCTGGCGTGGAGTGCGATTCGTGGCTAAATCCCCCGCAGAACGCAAAGCCGCGCAGCGCGCTCGGCAGTCCGCCGCCGGTGAGCGCAAAATTGAACTGGTGCTGGATAAGCAGGAGCAGGAAATGCTGGCGCGGAACTGCGCCGCCCGGCGCCCTGGTCGCGATCCCTATGAAATGGCCGAGTACATCGCGCTGCTGATCCGCCAGGATGATGCACGTGTGCGCGGGCGCATAAAATCGATCAGCAGAAAACGTTGCGGTAAGTGCGGTGAGAGAGTTCCAGTTAATTCATGCCCGTGTAATGGTGACTCGCAATGCTGGGTGACTAAAGGCTGGCATGAAACGAAATTAATAGTGTGACATGTCACGAAGGTGTTATGCCAAAAATACGCTACGACCTTGAAGATATGAGAGATAACTCAGCAAATTTTCCGAAAGAGGTTAAATTTCTCATGCATAAGTATGGTTGCGCCAGGAGGGATATAGTTATCGACAGTCAGCACCCTTGCGGCGAGGATGTAATTTTCATTCGCGGTAAATGGGAAGGGTATCTTGACGAGAGTTTTTACGATGAATTTGATGGACTTTGAATACTGCCGCCAACTATGGCGGCTTTATTTTGCATGGTACTATTACCACAACGGTAACTATTACCATGGTGGTTATGATGCCTGCTGAACCTAAAACCTATAAACGAAAATCAACGCAATTTAAGCCGCTCACAGCAATGCAGGAGGCTTATTGCCAGTCATACATCAAAACGCCTGAAAACCAGACTCAGGCAGCGATTAATGCAGGATTCTCCCCAAATACAGCGGCAGTTAAAGCCAGTGTCATGATGCGCGATGAACGCATTCAAAAACGCATTGCCGAGTTGATGGAGGAGCGCAACAAACGAATGCGCGTCAGTGCTGATTACGTTCTCATGCGCCTGGTGGAGATCGACCAGATGGACGTGATAGACATCCTCAACGACGATGGGAGCCTTAAACCAATCCGTGAGTGGCCGAAAATCTGGCGCACTACGCTTAGTGGCTTTGATCTGTCATCGACCATCATGAACATGAACGAGGATTCGATAGAGACAATCCTCAAAAAAATTAAATGGCCTGACAAGGTGAAGAACCTCGAACTGATTGGTAAGCACGTCGACGTCAACGCATTCAAAGAACGCCTGGATGTTAATGTGAATGTGACAATTGCTGATCGTATAGCGGCAGCCAGGAAGAGACTGAAAGAACGTCAGGATGGCAATCAGTGACAGATACAGCGTTATCTCCTGAAGAGCAGTTAATCGAGGATATTGCAGGGTTCACTCACGATCCGCTTGGCTATGCCCTCTATGCGTTCCCGTGGGGGGAAGAGGGGACTGAACTGGCACATGCTACCGGCCCACGTCAGTGGCAGGCTGATGCGTTCCGAGAGATACGTGATCACCTGCAGAATCCGGAGACGCGCTATCAGCCGCTTATGCTGTCACGCGCTTCTGGTCACGGTATTGGTAAATCCGCATTTATCTCAATGCTGATCAACTGGGGCATGTCCACTTGCGAGGATTGTAAGGTCGTGGTGACCGCCAACACCGACAACCAGCTACGAACGAAGACCTGGCCGGAAATTATCAAGTGGTCGAACCTTGCTATCACGAAAGACTGGTTTACCTGTACCGCTACCGCGATGTACAGCAATGACCCTGGGCACGACAAGCGGTGGCGAGCTGACGCAATCCCCTGGTCTGAGCACAACACTGAGGCATTCGCCGGACTACACAACGAGCGCAAACGCATCATCGTGGTATTCGATGAAGCGTCGAACATTGCGGATCTGGTGTGGGAAGTTGCTGAGGGTGCGCTTACGGACGAAGACACTGAGATTATCTGGGTGGCGTTCGGAAACCCTACACGTAACACCGGACGTTTCCGCGAATGTTTCCGCAAATATAAACACCGCTGGAAAACTGCGCAGATTGACAGCCGAACGGTGGAAGGCACCAACAAACAGCAGTTGCAGAAATGGGTTGATGACTACGGGGAAGACAGCGACTTCGTTAAAATCCGTGTGCGCGGCATATTCCCGGATGCATCTGAATTGCAGTTTATCCCTACCGGTCTTACTGATGAGGCAATGAAACGGGTGGTAACCGCTGCGCAGGTTGCACATGCTCCTGTGATAATCGGCGTTGACCCGGCATACTCCGGCGTTGATGACGCTGTGATATACCTGCGGCAGGGTCTGCACAGTAAGGTGCTGTGGACTGGCAACAAGACCACTGACGATCTGATAATGGCGAAGCGTATCGCTGACTTTGAAGACCAGTACCAGGCTGACGCGGTGTTCATCGACTTCGGTTACGGAACCGGTCTGAAGTCAATCGGTGACGGTTGGGGGCGCACATGGCAACTTGTTCCGTTCGGTGGCGCGTCTACTGACCCGCAGATGCTCAACAAGCGCGGGGAGATGTTCAACTCATGCAAGACATGGCTGAGGTTGGGCGGGATGCTGGATGACCAGGAGACAGCGGACGATCTGTCGGCGGCAGAGTACAAAGTTCGCGTGGACGGTAAAATCGTTATCGAACCGAAGGAAGATATCAAGGAGCGGCTTGGGCGTTCGCCGGGTAAAGGCGATGCGCTACTGCTGACGTTTGCGTTCCCTGTGTCGAAGCGTCTGCGAATTCCCGGGCAGCAGAACCAGCAAGGCAAGGCCATCACAGATTACGATCCCTATGCTTAATCCGCTGGTGGGGATAATGCTGCTGATATCCTCTGGTGAGGATAAAACAAAGCCAGCCCATGAGCTGGCTGTTTGTGACATGTCACGGTGTTATTGCTCGCTTAACTTCTGCTTCAGCAAGTAACCTTCAAGCATCCAGATTTTGTTTACGGCATTCTGCCGGGCAATCTTCCGACCAATTTCTGCATCAAAGTTTTCCTGGCTTGCACAGGCACTCTCTCCGGTGACGGTGAAGCCATTGCGCAGCACCAGGACGCAGAACGTCAGCAGAGAAAGTGATTCGTGCGGCTGGTAGTTTACCTCTCCGCCAGTATGTTTCGCTTTTATGGCTTTGCCAAAGGCACCATCTTCTGCTGTGAAATATGCCTCCTGAGCAATAATGCCTTCGATATGGTCTGGCGTAACGCGCGGTGCCGTTTTGCCTTTCTCAACGATTTCTTTTTCGATTTGCTGGTCGTTCATAATCTCACCTTAAAAAAATGCCCGGCGAACCGGGCGAACTGGAAGCAATGAGTTATGCCTTCCGTGGCTGTACGGGTTTACAGCATGAAGTCATCGCAATGGCGTCCTGCTGTAAAAAGGGCGGTGATAGTCCTTCAAGGGAAACCATCACCGCCAAGCACCTGGAACTTCTGGCATCACGGTCCTTAGGCGTGATTCTGGCGTGGCATGCAGGATTCGAACCTGCGACCAACCGCTTAGAAGGCGGTTGGTCTGTCCGACTGAGCTAATGCCACAACGCTGAGAGCACTTAGCCTGTTAAGGCACCACACTTTGTCGCGGCTCCATAAATGCTCTCATCGTTGTACCCTCGTCTCTTCCGAGGCGTCACACCGAATCGCCGGGATGGTGAATCCCCGTGCGCGGAATAAAACCGCTCGACTTGCACATTCCGGCTACCTGGTTCGTTTGCCCGAGCAAGGGAGGGTGCCCCTTAAACGTATCCAGACCGCTATCGGCGCATGTGCCATACGCCGTACTGCTCAAAATAAAAGCTCACTCCACCTGTTCAATTTAACGACAAGCCAGTCAGGTTAGTAACCGGAATGAGCTCTTTGGTTACCTGAAAGGTAATAATTTGTGCGTTAAATGTCAACTATCTACGATAAATAAATCATATGTGGTTAAATTGGTAATAATTTAATTGCGTACGGAGTCATTGATATGTGCATGGGTAGCTCACCATCAGTGCCTGCAACACCAGAAGTTCAGGCAGCACCACAGGAGCAGGATGCCGCCGTTGTTGATGCCCGCGACGAAGAAACACGTCGCCGTCGCGCTGCTGCTGGTCGTAGTTCTACGCTGCTTACCGGTTCTCAGGGCGACACATCAACCGCTAATACCAGCGGTAAAACGCTGCTTGGTCAGTAACCGGAGTCATTGAAATGGCGGAAACAACTAAAGAGCGATTGAACAAACAGTTCGCACAACTTGAAAGCGAGCGTCAGTCGTTCGAGCCGCACTGGCGCGAGTTGAGTGATTACATCAACCCACGTGGTTCCCGCTTTCTGACTTCTGAGGTCAACCGTAACGATCGACGCAATACACGCATTATTGATTCGACCGGGACTATGGCGGCGCGCACTCTCGCCAGCGGCATGATGTCAGGCATCACAAGCCCCGCGCGTCCGTGGTTTCGCCTGGCTACGCCAGATCCTGAAATGATGGATTATGGCCCTGTTAAGTTGTGGCTTGAGGCGGTGCAGAACCGCATGAACGATATGTTCAATAAGTCGAATCTCTATCAGTCGCTGCCGCAGTTATACGGAAGCCTCGGCACATACAGCACTGGTGCAATGGCGGTGCTGGAGGATGACGAGGACATCATTCGCACAATGCCATTCCCGATAGGCAGTTACTACTTGGCTAACTCACCTCGTGGCAGTGTGGACACCTGTTTTCGCAAGTTCTCTATGACTGTTCGTCAGCTTGTTCAGGAATTCGGACTAAATAACGTCAGCGAATCCGTAAAAAGCATGTGGGAAAGCGGCACCTACGAGAAGTGGATTGACGTGATGCATTCGGTTTACCCGAACATTGACCGCGATACATCGAAGCTGGATAGCAAGAACAAGCCATTCAAATCGGTTTATTACGAGGTTGGTGGCGATAACGACAAGTTGTTGCGTGAGTCCGGATTCGATGAGTTTCCAATTATGGCTCCGCGCTGGGAAGTTAACGGCGAAGATGTTTATGGATCATCATGCCCGGGTATGCTGGCGCTTGGACCTGTTAAGGCATTGCAGCTTCTCCAGAAGCGCAAGTCGCAGTTGATTGATAAAGCCACCAATCCGCCGATGGTTGCTCCGACTTCCCTCAAGAATCAGCGTGCCTCCCTTCTTCCTGGCGACATCACGTATATCGATCAGATTACTGGTCAGGATGGTTTCAGGCCTGCTTATCTGGTTAACCCTAGTACAGCAGATCTGGTGGCAGACATTCAGGACACTCGCCAAATCATTAACAGCGCCTACTTTGTCGATCTGTTCATGATGTTGCAGAACATCAATACCCGCTCGATGCCTGTTGAAGCAGTGATCGAAATGAAAGAAGAAAAACTTCTGATGTTGGGGCCGGTTCTGGAGCGTCTGAACGACGAATGTCTTAATCCTCTCATTGACCGCGCTTTCTCGATGATGGTGCGTAAAAACATGCTGCCGCCACCGCCTGACGCGATGGAGGGTATGCCCCTGAAGGTCGAATACATTTCCGTCATGGCTCAGGCGCAGAAGTCTATCGGCCTGTCCAGTCTGGCGTCTACGGTCAACTTCATTGGTCAACTTGCGCAAGCGAAACCAGAAGCTCTCGACAAACTCAACGTTGATCAGGCGATCGATGCATTCGCTGATATGTCCGGAGTGTCTCCAACCGTCATTGTTCCGCAGGAACAGGTTGAGCAGGCTCGCCAGCAACGGGCACAGCAGCAACAGCAGCAACAAATGATGGCGATGGGGATGGCGGCGGCACAGGGTGCCAAGACGCTAAGCGAAGCTAAAACTTCGGATCCGAGTGTTTTGTCAGCTATGGCGAATGCAGTTAGTGGTCAGGGTGGGCAATCACAATGACAGATTACGAAGACGATCAACTGAAAGAAGAAAACGCCCGTAAGCAACGTGACATGGCGCAGCGTGAAATTGATGACATTCGCTTTGTCATGAGCAGTGAACAGGGGCGTCGCGTTGTCTGGTCTGTGCTGGAGAAAGGCCGGGTGTTTTCCGCTATCTCTCCGATGGACGCTATGGCAATGGCATTTAATGAGGGGCAACGCAATCTGGCGCTGGAACTGTTTCAGCGCGTTATGGCGCATTGCCCTGAACAGTATTTGAAGATGGCCAAAGAGGCCAGTGAACAGGAGTGATCATGAATTTATTTGAGCGTTTGCTGTATCGCCGTCTTTGCAATGAGCAACCAGTCGATGGTGGAGCAGCTCCGGCTGCGTCAGAACCGTCAGCGCCTGCAGGTGATAACCCTGCTCCAGTTGGTGATCCATCACAACAGGAAGGTGATAAGCCACAACCTGTTGCTGATGGCGATAAACCTGCTGATGACAAAAAGCCTGAAAACGATAAGCAGGATGAAAAAAAGGACGGCGATAAACCAGAGGGGGCGCCTGAGAAGTACGAGTTTCAGGCTGCCGAAGGCGTAGAGCTGGATACAGAAGCGTTGAAGGAATTCGAGCCGGTGGCGCGAGAACTTAACCTGACCAACGAACAAGCGCAAAAGCTGGTTGATGCTTATCCGAAGATTCTGGCAGGTGTTCAGCAGCGCCAGGCAGAAGCCTGGCAGAAAACAACCGAGCAGTGGGCTGCGGATGTAAAAGCTGACAAAGAAATCGGTGGCGACAAGTTGATTTCTAACCTTAGCGCCGCACAGCGTGCGCTTGACCAGTTCGGGACACCTGAACTCAAAGAATATCTGAACACCACCGGGCTGGGTAATCACCCTGATCTGGTCAAGACGTTCGTGAAAATCGGAAAGGCGATGTCTGAAGATGGCATGGTCACCGGTGGTAATGAAGGCCAGCGTAGTGCGGCCGAAGTGCTCTATGGCAAATAAGAGAGGAAATGACAATGGCTGTTAAAGGCTTAACTGCGCTAACGCTGGCTGACTGGGGTAAGCGCGTCGATCCAAACGGGAAAGTCGATAAGATTATCGAGCTTCTCGGTCAAACTAACCCGATCCTTCAGGATATGCCTTTTGTCGAAGGGAACCTTCCTACCGGACACCGAACCACCATTCGTTCTGGTTTACCTTCAGCCACCTGGCGTTTGCTGAACTATGGCGTACAGCCAAGCAAATCAACCACAGTGCAGGTCACCGATTCCGTTGGCATGCTGGAAACCTATGCGGAAGTCGATAAGTCACTGGCTGATCTGAACGGCAATACCGCCGAATTCCGCCTGTCTGAAGACCGCGCATTTATTGAAGCGATGAATCAGCAGATGGCGCAGACTCTGTTTTATGGTGATTCCAGCGTTAACCCTCAGCAGTTTATGGGACTGTCCTCCCGCTATTCCAGCCTGTCTGCGGGTAATGCTCAGAACATCATTGATGCTGGTGGCACGGGTACAGATAACACCTCAATCTGGTTAGTGGTGTGGGGAGAAAACACCGTGCATGGCATCTTCCCGAAAGGGCAGAAGGCTGGAATCCAGATGGAAGATAAAGGCCAGGTGACACTGGAAGATGCTGATGGCGGCAAGTACGAAGGCTATCGCACCCATTACAAATGGGATAACGGACTTGCTCTGCGTGACTGGCGTTATGTTGTTCGCATTGCAAACATCGATGTCAGCAATCTTTCAGAACCTTCCTCTGCCGCAAATATTGCGAAGTTGATGGTTAAAGCACTGCATCGCATTCCAAACCGTGGCATGGGTCGCCCGGTGTTCTACATGAACCGCACTGTAGGCCAGGCTCTTGATCTGCAGTCTCTGGAGAAAACATCTCTGGCGATTAGCGTAAAAGAGACTGAAGGCGAGTGGTGGACTTCATTCCGTGGTGTACCAATCCGTGAAACTGATGCGCTTCTGGAAACAGAAGCCCGCGTGGTGTAACGCCTGTTATTAACCTGTGGGTCGTAACAGACCCACTAATGGAGAAAGAAGATGATCACCGACAAACTGTTGATGTTCTCCGAAGCTCAGGCGGTTACGAATACCGCGGCTTCTACTGACGTAATCGATCTCGGTCCAATTGACGGAAAACGTCGTGATATCGGCGTGGGTTACCCGCTTGAGTTTTGGGCGCTGGTTAACACAGCCGCCGCAGCAAGCGGTGATGCAACTGTAAACATCCAGTTGCAGACGAGTGAGGATAACAGCTCATGGACCACTATTTATGATAGTGGTGCACTGGCAAAGACCGCCCTGACAGCAGGTAAACGAGTTGTTTCTGCAAAGGTGCCTGCCGGTGTTCAGCGATATCTGCGTGTTAACTACTCCGTCGCAACTGGCCCACTAACGGCTGGCGAATTCACTGCGGGTATCAGTCTTGATGTTGATGCCAATACGCCGTATCCGATCCGCTCAAAAGTAACTGGTTAAGGTGATATCGATGTCAGGTGAGAAACCAAGATACCGCGTTCTGCGCCTCTCTCATATCCATAACACTCTGTGGCCGGAGGGGGCAGAAATAGAATACGAAGGTGAGCCTGGTAGCGCACTGGAACCTGTTAACGATGCAGCCAGACAGGCAAAAGCAAAAGTTGCAGGAAAGGTGTCAATGGCAGCAACCAGCACCAAAATCATCAACGATGTGTCAGATGATGGTGAACTGGATAAGCTCCGTGAAGAGTACGAATTGCTCTTTAACGAGAAGCCACACCATAACGCCAAAGCCGAAACGCTCCGCGAGAAGATCGCAGATAAGCGTAAAGAACTGGGCGTGTAAGCCTCGCGAATCAGACAAGGGGCTTCGGCCCCTTTATTGCAGGAGTGTATATGGAACTCGTAAACCTCAAAACCGGCACTGACAGCTACCAGGATGAGAGCGGAGAAACCAGAACTCGCGATGAATACGCGTGGGGGCTGTGCATCACTCTTAATAACGACACATTGAATAAGCTGAAGGCGCAACCTCAGGGCGTCGGAACAGAAGTGATGATAACTGCAAAGGCTGTTATTCGAGGCCTGTCTGCCAGAGAAACTGACGATGGTGTTAATCGCAGCGCCGATCTGCAGATCACTGATATGGCAATCGCTCCTGTTTCCGGTGATGTAGAAAAATCAGCGGCTGAAACTCTGTACGGCAATGGGGGTGAGTAATGGCCTCTGTAGTAGAGATCTGCAATCGTGCGCTGTCCAATATTGGCAACAGCCGCAGCATTAACAGCCTGACGGAAGCCAGCAAGGAAGCGGGGGAATGTTCGCTGCACTTTGAGGCCTGCCGTGATGCTGTGCTTTCTGATTTTGACTGGAACTTTGCTACCAAACGCGTGGCGCTTGCAGATACGAGCAATCCACCGCCTGACTGGGAATATGCGTACCAGTACCCGTCCGATTGTCTGCGCATTACTGAAATTATGCTTCCTGGTGTACGCAATCCAACAGCAGCAATGCGCGTTCAGTACGAAGTTGGTGCAGACACCAACGGAACAGGAAAGTTGATCTACACAGACCAGCCGCAGGCATGGCTCAAGTATGTATCTCGCGTTTCAGATGTGAACATGTTTGATGCCATTTTTATGGAGGCGTTGGCCTGGCGTCTTGCGGCAGCTATTAACATGGCGCTGACTGGGAATGCAGACCTCGGTACGTTTGCCCTCAATATGTACAATCGCGTGATTCTTAGTGCTGGCTCGCATAGCCAGAATGAATCACAGGAACCACAGCCACCGGTTGACGAGTTTACCATTGCGAGGTTGTCCTGATGGCTATCAGTTGGATCCAGCCCAGCTTTGCCGGTGGTGAGATTGGACCGTCGTTGTACGGTCGTATCGACATGGCGAAGTACCAGGTGGCATTGCGCAAGTGCGATAACTTTATCGTGCGGCAGTATGGCGGCGTTGAGAATCGACCTGGTACGCGTTTTGTCGGTGCCGCCAAATACCCAAATCGGAAATGCCGCCTGATCCCGTTCCAGTTCTCGACTGTTCAGACCTATGTTCTGGAGTTCGGACACCAGTACATGCGCGTTATCAAAGATGGTGCGTTGGTGCTGAACAGCAGCAATGTTATTTATGAAATTGCCACGCCATATACTGAAGCCGATCTGTTCCGAATTAAATTCACGCAAAGCGCCGACGTGCTTACGCTGGTTCACCCGGCATACCCGCCGAAAGAGTTGCGCCGCTATGCGCATGACAACTGGCAACTGGTTGATGTGGTAACGAAGAACGGGCCATTTGAAGATATCAATATTGACGAGTCAGTGACGGTTTATGCCAGCGACAGCACCGGGACAATTACGTTAACGGCAAGCGCCTCTATTTTTGGCGCCGAGCAGGTAGGCAAATTGTTCTATCTGGAACAGCCTGCAGTGGATTCAGTGCCGGTATGGGAAACCAGTAAGAGTACGTCGATTGGCGATATTCGCCGTGCAGACAGTAACTACTATCGCGCCGTTACAGCAGGCAAAACAGGCACTTTGCGCCCTTCGCATACAGAAGGAACATCATGGGATGGCTGGGGCGGATCCGGTGATGATGATACTGGCATTGAGTGGGAGTATCTGCACAGTGGTTTTGGCATTGCCCGTATCTCTGCTGCAAATGGAACTACTGCAACTGCTGAGGTGATTTCCTATATCCCTTCGCAGGTAGTTGGCGAGGATAATGCCAGCTATAAATGGGCTAAATATGCCTGGAATAGTGTTAACGGTTATCCTGGCACTGTTGTTTATTATCAACAACGTCTTTACTTCGCCGCATCGACTGCGTTCCCTCAGACTATCTGGGCCAGCCGTACTGGGGATTATAAGGATTTTGGCAAAAGCAATCCTACGCAGGATGACGACAGAATTATCTACACCTATGCCGGGCGTCAGGTTAATGAGATCCGCCACCTGATTGATGTTGGTTCGCTGGTGGCGCTGACTTCCGGAGGTGAGTACGTCATCACCGGCGACCAGAACAAAGTATTAACCCCATCATCATTTGCATTCAGCTCTCAGGGATCAAATGGCTCGAGCAATGTCCCACCAATTGCCGTGGCGAATATTGCTCTGTTCGTCCAGGAGAAAGGCAGTGTTGTCCGTGATCTGGCCTACTCATTCGATGTTGACGGCTATCAGGGGAACGACCTAACCATCCTTGCCAATCATCTTTTTCAGAAGCACAGCATTGTTGACTGGTGCTTCTCTATTGTCCCTTACTCCAGCGCCTTCTGCATTCGTGATGACGGTAAATTACTGGTGATGACCTATTTGCGTGATCAGCAGGTTTTTGCATGGGCACCACAGTCCAGTACCGGAAAATATGAAAGTACATGCAGTATCAGCGAAAGCAATGAAGATGCGGTGTATTTCGTCGTTAACCGAACCGTTAACGGGCAAACAGTGAGATACATCGAGCGACTGTCAAGCCGTTTATTTACCAGCGATGAAGATGCTTTCTTTGTTGATTCTGGCCTTAGCTATGATGGAAGAAATACGTCTGACAGAACGATGACCATCACTGGTGGTTCTGGCGAATGGGATTACCGCGCGGAATATACAATCAGTGTTTCTGGTGGTGCGTACTTCACCAGTAGTGATGTCGGTGCGCAACTACAGTTCCCTTATACCGTAACCGATCCTGATACTGGCGATGAAGTGTCAAAAAAATTACGTTGCGACATTATTTCTGTAACCAGCAATACTGCTGTAGTGGTTCGTGCTAACAGGAACGTCCCGACATCCCTCAGGGATGTGGGCACCACGAACTGGCAGATGGCGCGCCGGACATTTGGAGGCCTGTCTCATCTTGAAGGACAGACCGTAAACATTCTCTCTGATGCTAATGTGGAGCCACAGAAAGTGGTTTCCGGAGGTGCCGTCACGCTGGAATCACCTGGGGCTGTAGTGCACATCGGCCTGCCAATAACTGCTGAATTCGAAACACTGGATATCAACATTAACGGACAGGAAACGCTGCTGGACAAAAAACAGGTGATCCCGTCCGTTACTCTGGTTGTGAATGCCAGCCGCGGCATCTGGGCGACTACGCCCGGCGGTAAATGGTACGAATATCCACAGCGTGAATTCGAGTTCTACGATGATCCTGTTGATGACGCTACCGGAAAAGTAGAAGTGAAACTGGACAGTAACTGGGGCAAAAACGGACGTGTAAGAATCCGTCAGCTTGACCCGTTGCCGCTGTCTGTTCTTGCCGTTATTCCTCGCCTTACTGTTGGGGGGTTCTGATGATCGACGTTCAAATTATTCCCTCTACCGAAGAGCATCTTCAGATGATTTTGCCGGATGTTCGTCAGGCTGATATTGACGAACTGTATGCGGTATCGCTGATGACTACCGAAGATGCGCTGCGTGTTGGTCTTCGCACTGCGACTATGGCCTGGTCAGGATTTGCGAACGGAGAACTGGTAACCATGTTTGGCGTATCTCCGGCGTCAATGATCGGTGGCAATGGTACGCCATGGCTGGTAGGAACCAGCCGTATTGAAAAATATCAGAAGACATTTCTTCGCCACTGCCGCCCTGTATTGCAGCAGATGCTGGCAGTTTATCCGCGCCTGGAAAACTACGTCGACGAGCGAAACCATGTTGCCAAATCATGGCTGCACTGGCTTGGATTCAGGCTTGAAGAAGCCGCGCCTTATGGTGCTCTTGGTCTTAATTTCCACAGATTTCACATGGAGAGAAAATAATGTGTAACCCAGCCATCGCTTTGGTTGCCGTCACAGTGGCATCCACAGCCGCGTCAATGTACAGCCAGAGCAAGCAGGCAAAATACCAGTCAGCCATAGCTGATCGGAATGCTGAAATTGCTGAAGCTCAGGCACAGGATTCAATCAATCGTGGGAATATTGAAGCGGATCAGCGTCGTCGTGAAATGCGTCAACGCTCAGGTACTGCGGCGGCCACTATGGGGGCTACCGGTGCGGAATTAAGTAGCGGAACAGCTCTTGACGTTTTTGCGGATAATGCTCAGTTCGGCACTCTTGATGCGTTAACGACAGTGAATAATGCTCAGCGTGAGGCATATGGGTATCAGGTTCAGGGAATGAATGCTCAGGCACAGGGGGCTGCTGCTCAGTCGGCTGCTAAATCATCGATGACCAGCACTTTGTTAACGGCACCACTAAAAGCATACGGTGCGTACCAGATGTTTGGTGGGACGTGGAGTCCGTTCTCTAAAGGAAGTACATCTAGTGGTGGGACGCCAATGTTATCTAACTCAGGTTTTATGAATTCTGACTCCCGATTCAAAATAGGAGGTTACTGATGCCTGTTGTTCCTACTACATCCGGACGCCAGGTGCAAAGTCGTGGTGTGCAAACCGGTGGTTTTCAGACCTTCGATGTTCCTCAAGCAGGTCAGGTGCTGGCGAATGTCGCAGATCAGTATGCGGTGGCATATGGTGAAGCCAGGCAGAAAGCGAATGTTGCTATGGCTCAGGAGGCGTTACTGCAATTTAACCAATTTGCAGATGACCAGATTAACAGCCCTGAAAATGGGCTGATTTCTAAACAGGGTAAAAACGCTCTTGGTCAGAGTGACGCTGTTATGAAAAATATGCAGGAAAGGGCTCAGGCATTATTAGGCTCAATTCCTGAAAGTGAGGAAAGGAATAAATTATCCTTTCAACTCCAGCAGTCTATGCAGTCTTATTACAATCAGGCACGTCGATATGAAGTTGGGCAGTTTCAGCAATTCCAAGATCAAACGTATTTGTCAGGAAATGCATTGGCTGTCACTCAGTCTGCGGGGCTATATAGCGATAACCAAGCATTTGTCGATTTAGCCAAGCAGCGATTTGAATCTATTGATCAATACGCTGATGCGCATGGGCTTCCTGATGAGTGGCGTGTTCAGCAGAAAACTCAGCTCAAGGAACAAATGGGGCAGCAAGCATGGATAGGAAATATCGCTCAAAAATACAACGAGTTTCTTCAGGTTAATGGAGAGCCAGGGGATCTTGATGGTGTGAGTCGTGCAATATCACATGGTAATTCATTGGATGCTCGTGGTTTACGTAATAATAACCCTGGTAATATTGAAGCGAGCAAATCTAACCCGTGGGAAGGTCAGATCGGTAGCGATGGACGTTTTGCAACGTTTGCTACCCCTGAGCATGGAATCCGCGCGTTGGGTAAAAATATGTTGTCTTACCAGCGTCAAGGCTATGATACCGTTAGCGAGATTGTTAATCGCTATGCTCCGGCTAGTGATGGTAATAATACTGATGCTTATATTAGGGCATTGTGTGGTGAGCTTGGTGTTGGGGAGAATGATCAGCTTGATATCTCTAACCCAAAGACACTAGCTGCTTTATGTGCTGGGATTATTAAACACGAAAATGGCAGTATGCCTTATAGCACCGAACAGCTTGAAACTGGTATCTCGGCAGCCCTTGGTCTAACTAACCTTGATTCACCTAAGCGTTATACGGGCAATGCGGCATTTGACGCTATGAGCCCTCAAATGCAAATACAGGCATTGAGGCAGGCTAATGAGCTGAGAAATCAGTACCGCCAGCAGTATGCGGACCAGCTTAGCACCGTAGTTAAAGATGCATATTCAGCCCTTGATGAAGGATTGAAACCTGAGAAGTTACCTTCTGAGGACGATTTTATCCGGGCCAATGGTCCGCGCATTGGCGCTATGAAGTGGAAGGATATGCAGGCGCAGATACAATATGGAGGTGTCATTGGTGCCGCTAAAGACCTCACTCCAGAAGGACGACAAGACATTCTTGAACGTTTACGTCCACAGGATCCAAACGCTCCTGGATTTGCAGCTAACCAGCAACGCTGGGAGAAAATGCAGGCTAAATTTAAAGAGATGGATAGGGAGTGGGAGATTCAGCAGGGAAGAAACAGGTTCGTGTCTTCAATGCAAAATAACTTCCCGCTGGACCCGAACGACAAAAACAATCAGGCAGCGGTAGACCGTTATTTCGCGCAGGATATCGCGCCTTCGTTTTCCATATCTGATCCGCAGAGCATCAATACACTGGTCACCGTCACAACTAAAAGCGGCATGATACCAACTCAGGTTAAAACAATGCTTAACAGTGGAGCAACATCAAGAGATCCTGCGCTGGTTGTCCCGATGGCAAAATTCTACGGTCAGTTATTCGATAATAATCCGGCAGCAGCGGCAACACTTGATAAAAGTACGATGGCATTTTACGGCAAGGTTTACGATTATTCCCGCGCTGGCGTGCCGGAGGATAAGGCTGTTGATATGGCTTACAGCCAGGTGTTCCAACAGGATGACCGAATGAAACAGATGCTTTCCACTGCCATGCGAGACAAAAAATATGTCGCGGCGAGGGCAACTGCTGCACAAAATAACGCCAGCAGTCTGACTTCCTTTGGTTCGTGGTCTCCGGATATTACCGATCCAGGAAAATCAAATGCGGCCTATCAGCGAGATTACCAGACAATTTACGATGCTAACTTTGTACAGACAGGTGGCGATGCAGAACAGGCTGAGAAAATGACCAATGCCATGATCAGAACCACCTGGGGAGTTTCTACGGTTAATGGCAAAGCAGAGGTTATGAAGTATGCACCTGAGGCATTGTACGGAGTAAATAATGGTGCTGGTAACTGGATACAGGGGCAGTGGGAGCAGGAAAAACGCGAGCTTAAATCAAAATCCTTTGGCGGTCCTCGCAGTGATACGGACTTAATACTTGTTTCTGATGGCCTTACGGCAAGGGATAGGAGTTATGCTGTTATGGTTTTACAGCCTGACGCAAACGGAGCGATAGAACCGAGAAATTATATTGGAGAAAATGGTCTCCCTGTTCGTTTCAAGCCGGATCAGCTGACATCTCCAATGTACAGGCAAACCATTCAGTTCCAGCAACAGCGTGTTGATGAGGCTAGAGTGCGGAGAGAAGGCAATCCGCTGCCGCAGTTCAGCAATAAAGATGGATATACTCCTCCAGATCTGACCAAACCATTCGGTTATGGTTCAGCCAATTACCTTCCGAGCAATATATACGCAGGGGGCAAATAATGCCGATATATGAACAGGATCCTAAAGAGTTGCTTGGCGAGGATATTCAGCAAATAGCAGCACCTGATGACAGTAATTTCTATATGGAAACACCTTCTTTGCTTTCTGCTGTGAACCCATTTACCAGTGATCAACGCGTTCAAAGGTCTAGACAAGCAGCATTTCGTATAGATAACACGCTGGGTAGCTTTATTGCCAGTGCTCCTTTCAGTCAGTTTGACAGGGTTGAAGGATATAACCCATTTGATAACGATGCAGCAGATATTAAAGGCTATGAAGATTTTGCAGATTCGTTTATCAACTCCGGTTCGCATGAAGAAACAATGGCAATTAAACATCGAATCGATAAGCAAAGAACAGATAGAGAATATCTATCTGAAATGGGGGGTGCTGGTACTATTTCAAGCTTAGCAATGGGAATGATAGACCCGGTTAATGTGGCTGCAATGTTCATCCCTGTAGGGGCGGTAGCGCGTGGAGGAAGTATTGCTGAGACGGCAGGGCGTTTTGCCCTGGCGAATGCTGCTGGTGGGGGAGTATCAGAAGCCGCATTACAGGCCACTCAGGAAGCTCGCTCACCGATGGAGAGCGTATCGAACGTTGTTGTTGATGCTCTCGTTGGTGGGATCCTTGGTGCTGGTGCACAGCTACTTGCTGGACCTAGCGCGCGCGAGGCAGTGGTTAACTCAGTAGGTAATCATTTGCGAGGTATGGATTCTCCTCAAAGCATTGGTGCAGCTCAGGTTTTCAATACCACACTCGATCAGGAACAGCTCGCTGGACTTGGACTTGCTAACAAAACGTTGAGTGTCACTCCTGCTGGCCGCTTGGCGCAATCACCATCTCTTGTCTCCCGTCAGATTAACCAGCAGCTTGCCGAAAATAACTATTTCTTCGCCAAAAATGATGAGGGGTTGGCTACGTTTACGGCAGTCGAGACTAAGATTAAGCAATACGACGCCATGCTTTATAAGCAGATGGAAGCCACTCGTGATGCTTACCAGCAGTACAGCAAATCTGTTAGCGCCCGCGGCGTGAAGAGGATGAACTTTATTGATTTCAATGAAGCTGTTGGCATGGCTATGCGCCGTGGTGATCAGAGTGATATTCCTGAGGTTTCACAAGCAGCCGCCAGAATCCGCCCCATTTTCGAGACCACAAAAGCCCGTATGCAGGAACTGGGGATCCTTCCTGAGGATATCGATGTCGTGACGGCGAAAAGTTATCTTCCCCGCATTTATAAGTTCGATAAGATACTTTCCGACCGCACTGAATTCAGAGGGCGAATTGCCAACTGGATACAAGGGATTAGTGCCAAAGGTGCTGACAAAGCAGGTCAGCGAATTGAAAGGATAAATTCATTGCTAAAAACTGCAGAGGAATCGGCACCGCGCGCTGATGCTCTCGCTAGTGAAATCGCTGAAGCGGAGAAATGGTCTGGTAAAAAAATTCTACTCATGGAAGAACTGGATAAACGAAATAAGCTTATATCTCAGGAGACTGACACACAGGCGCGTCTTACAAGAATAGAAAAAGAGTTGGCCGAGACTTCATCAGAAAAACTTCAGGCAAGAATGATGAAAGAAAGCTCTGACCTTAAAACACGCCTTGATGATATAGCGCAGGCAAAGAGTGAGCTTCCTGTCTATCAGCGTCATATGGAGTTGCTGGATAATCCACGGAAATATCGTTCTGAGCTTCGCCGACTGCAAAAACGGGCAAATTCAACCACAAGGCTGAATGCAAGCCGCGAACGAGCACTGAAGCAGATGGAGCCTCTATCCCGAGAGGAAGCAGAGGACGCTGCTGACGAGATCGTGAATAAAATAATAGGCGCACCTTCCGGTCTTGTACCAGCCGATATTATCCCAGAGAGACTCGTTGGTCGGGCTGGTTTCACTAAAAGCAGAACGCTGCTTATTCCTGATGAGCGTATAGAAGATTTTCTTGAATCAGATGTTAACTACATCATGGAAAGTTATCTCCGGCAGGTGGCACCAGAAATTGAGCTGACTGCGCAGTTTGGCCGTAAAGATATGGGGGAGCAAATCCGTCAGGTTAGTGAGGAATATACCCGGCTAATAAAAGAGGCTAAAACACCTAAACGACGTGCAGTTCTTGAGAAGCAACGGGAGGCTGATATTAGGGATATTACGGCTATGCGTGATCGACTGCTTGGTACTTACGGCGCACCTCAAGATCCACGCAGTTTCTTTGTTCGTGCCGGGCGAGTTGCTAGGAATATTAACTTCCTCCGTTTGCTTGGTGGAATGACTGTCTCCGCTGCAACTGATCTGATGCGACCGATGATGCAGCATGGCCTGAGAAAATCTCTCGGACCAATGGTAAGCATGCTTAAAAATATGGACTCAGTGAAAATTGCAACCAGGGATTTGCGAGAAATGGCCGTTGGGCTTGATTATGTCCTGTCTACGCGTACAAAGGCTATAGCGGATCTTACTGACCCCTATAGCCGGAGAAGCGCCGCTGAGCGAGGTCTGAACTGGATGACGCAGAAATTCGGTAACTGGACGCTGATGAATCAGTGGAACAGCGCACTTAAATCATGGTCCGGGATGATAGTGCAGTCGAGGATACTTGACGCGGCTCGCCAAGTTTCTGCTGGTGGCACGCTCTCCAAAAGTGAAATGCGGAAGATGGCACAGGTCGGCATCAATGAAGATGTTCTGCGCCGAATTGGGGAGCAATTCGGGAAGCACGGAGAGGATATGGACGGGCTGTTAACCGGGCATAGTCATCTGTGGGATGACCGTTTCGCTAGAGAGATTTTCCAGTCTGCAGTGCTGAAAGATGTAGACTCAGTGATTGTAACGCCTGGCGTAGGTGATACACCGCTGTTTTTTAGTAAAGAAGGCTGGAAGATGATCACGCAGTTCAAAACGTTTATCTTCGCACAGCATAACAGGGTGCTGGTATCTGGTATCCAGCAGGGCGATGCTGCATTCTATCTTGGCGCGCTTGGCACGATTGCACTTGGCTCAATGGTCTATATGATGAAACAGAAGTTAAGCGGTCGCGATATCGACTACAGCTGGAATAACCTTGTGAAAGAGGGGATCGACCGGGGCGGAATGCTTGGCTGGCTCTCTGAGCCGCTGAATACCGTTGAGAACATAAGCGGCGGTAGGTTTGGTCTTGGCGCGATGTTTGGTGCGCCTCCGGTATCAAGGTTTCAGAGTCGTAATGCTATTGGTGCTTTACTTGGTCCTACCTTTGATCTTGGCGGTGATGCCGCGACGGTTGCGAATGGTGTACTTAACGGAGAATTTGACAGCCAGCAAACCCACGCGGTCCGTAAAATGCTACCTTTTCAGAACCTGTGGGCGATATCACCGTTACTAAATAAAGTTGAAGAGCAGATGAAATAGCTATTCACAATTAGTGATGGCGTATGTATCAAATATATTGCCATCACTAAATACATACCTATACTCAATCTCTCCGCCAAGGTGAATAAATGCTTTCATTTGCCTGTTGGAGCAAATGCTCGATTTTGAATAATTTCGCATTACACTCTTTAATTTATTTTCTAAGGTTACATCACCATTATAAACTTTTGATAAATAGCTGTTGTTGTAATTAAGATGCGCTACAACTAAAAGTTTGTTTAGTATTGCATTTATTGAAACAATAGACATATTATCATTCAATTTTATGGGAAGTGACTTTCCTGCTTCTGATGCGATTTTGTTTGCATGTGCACACATATCCTCATTTATTAAATTCTTAAAACATATGTCGTTTGCAAACGAAAAAATTGGTAGGATAAACAAAACGGTAGCTGTAATAGCGTGCATCGGCTTAATCATTAGGTGACCTTTATGTTCAAGAAGATGATCAACAGATTAATCGGTGGTAAGGAGGTTAGCAATAAAATTCAACCTCTTATCTTTAAGGATAACTTTTCAGCTTTTGAGTATGCGTGTAAGTATCTTGACACAAGCCTTTCAGCCAATAAACCAATGCCAGCCATCATCATACCTGGCCCCAGTGGGGAACAGCCAGTTTTGCTAGATTCTGGAAGACAAAGGGCAATGCTGAAGGTGTGCTCAGCTGATGGTGGATTTTTTGTTATTGCCGATTCATCTTACAGCAAAGGACCAAAGCTGAGGATTGGTGATCTTGTTGCTTGGTTGCCTGTGAGTTATGCCGAAGAATTAACGGATAAAATAGAAGATCCTCGCTCCGCTATGGTTGGCTTGATATTGGGAACCATTCATCCTGAACTAACATCTACTGGCTGGAAGGGTAAAGAAAGATTTCGCAAGTAGCGTGACATGTCACAGGCCGCTTTCGCGGCCTTGTTTTTAACGAATGCCGCCGCCGCCCGGGCGGGAATCCGCAGAACGCCCACCGCAGCGGGAGCCGTCAGCGGCAGTATCGCTGTCGTGCTGACAACGGCCGGCAAAGGCCTGAGTTGAAGCTACCAGAGACAACAAAACGAACAGTGCAGCAAATGCTTTTTTCATTGTGAAAAATTTCCATCTATAAGCCACCTCAATGTGGCGTCAATGAGTGTAGCACTGACTTTTGTTTCGTCCACAAAAAAGCCCGCAGCGCAGGCTTACCAAAACTTGTACCACGGGGATTTATCCTTCAATGGACAATCCTTCCATCGTGTGGCCAACCATTCATATTCTTTAAAATATGTGTTTATGTTTTCTTTTTCTCTAATGGCTTGTATAAGAGGTAGCGCAATCTGATAGTTATTTACAACGGAGCTGTAAAATACTTCCTTAATCATGGTCTCATCATAAGTTTTCCGCTTCACGCTCACAGCCATGCGTTCGTAGAAACCTAGACAGTAAATTATTTCTCTCTTCTCTGTCTTTTCTTCATCCGTAAGATCAGCCTGCCCATTGCTTGGATACATATAAGAGCGGAATGATTTGTTCGATTCGTGAATGCGGCGCATAGTAGATAGGCCTTTCTTATAATCTACATCAAACCTGCTTTCACCAAGGAATACTGAAGTGTGTACTTTTCTCGCTGTATTTACATTATAAATAATAGTAGCGATAGCTATGAACAAGCCAAGCGAAACCGCGACTGCACTTACGATTTGAGCCACAGCCATGGCAAATTGCATTTCTTCACTTAACACAAACTGTCTCCAGACATGAAAACGGGGCCTAATGGCCCCGTCATTAAACTATCCGAATGTTAAACGCCTTCGTACTCGTCAAATTTTCTCATGTGGGCTCCTCCTGTATCGGTGCCTAATCGCTATGGATCACCCGTGAGGTAATAGTACGCTATTCACCTGCAATCTGTACAGAATTATTTAAAGGCACATCCCTGTGCCGCCGCCCGTCAGAAGAACCCTGCCTTGTCATTGATGTACTCTGCGTGAGTCTGGATATCACGCAGGCATTTGCTCACACCGACGATGTAGCAGAACATGGTGGTCAGTTCCGCCGCTGCGCCCGATACGTCGTGCCCGTCGTCCTGTAACTGGTTCAGCAGATTCATCAGCAGTGAGTTCTCCGTCAGGCCGAGAACACCAGACGGCGAGTGAATCAGGCTGCGGTAGCCGGGCTTCAGTGGGGCACTGTAGGTTTTGTTCTCTATCTTCATCGCCTGCATTACTGCTGACGCCGTGGCGTTGGCTACCTGGTCGGCAACCATCTTTATGCGTTCTTCCTGCGGGAGCGAGTTTTTAATGTAACTTCCGGTGCGGCGGATCTGAGGAAGAACCTCACCTGTAACCCATTTACGAAAGCGGTAGGGGATAGTGCCTGGTGTCACCGCATCGCGGCAGCGGAGGATCAGTGTGTAGAGGCCTGACTCGTTGATAATATTGGTTTCGCCTTGACGGCCTAAGTTAAATTTAGCCCTTTCATCATCATCAAGAGATTTTATTGACATAGTGGGGTTTGTCAGTTGAAGAGCTTTAATAACGTCTTTGGCAACAAACCAAGGATTTCCATCAATAACAATGGCTCGAATGGTTGCTTCTGATTCAAAATGAAAAACAGATGGGGTTACGTTAGCAGTCATAGTGATCACCTTTGTAGTTAGGTTAATCACCACTACCGACGCCAATCGGTTGGTGGTGAACTGTGCAGGGTTGGCGTAACCGGCTACAAAGGACCCGGCGCACCTTTCGGTGCCCCCACACAGCCCACCATAGAATAGGTGCGCTTTACACATAAAAAAAACCGCTTATGCGGCATATGTGCCTCTGTAGTAACCCGGGACGCCAATCCCGGCACTAGATTTTGCCAGTGCCCGACTACTATGGCACAAGAGGAGTGCGATGTAAATTTACCGCAAAGGTAAATATAAGCACTCCACTTGGTAATTGCAAACCTTATCTGGTTTGTTTTCGTAATTGTTCGGCACAATAGTCGAGATGTGTTTGCAGATCCTGCATAGACATCTGTGAGCTGGTGACGTAGTTAATCAGTGCAGTCAGTTCGGCAAGTGGGCCATCGACATTAAATCCATCCTTATCGAGATCCCGGAGTAATTTCATCAAGTGCGATCTCTCCACCAGTGACCTGACGCCTCCCGGCGTGTGAATCCTTTCGGTAAATCCGTCTTCCAGTGGATAGTGATACTGCTGCATCTTATCTTCTCCATGCAATAACTGTATATTTATACAGTATCAAATAATTTGTTTGCTATCCAGCACGTTTTGCAAATCACCTGAAAGGTAATATCTATTCGTATTTATGGGTTGTCTATCCATATGTGGTTTTTCGGGTAATAGAATAACCGGATATGCGGCGCAACGGGTGCTGCGACTATCTGGAGAATTAACATGACAGTCTCAACCGAAATCAGCCACAATGAGTATCTCGGGAATGGAGTCACGACATCATTCCCATATACTTTCAGAATTTTTAAAGATACAGATCTTGATGTAAGCACAATAACCGCTGACGGTCTTGTTTCTCCAATGATCCTGGGGACAGATTACATGGTTACAGGTGCTGGCTTATCTTCCGGTGGAAGCGTTATTACGTCATCTCCTGTTTTGCCAGGCATTACAATATCAATCACTCGTAACCTTCCAGCAGTGCAGGAAACTGATTTAAGAAATCAGGGGAAATTTTTTGCAGAGGTCCATGAGGATGCATTCGACTACCTTACCATGCTTATTCAGCATGCGATGTTCAACATCGGTGCTCTTCAGAGAAATACGCTTAGGGTTCCTGAAAACAGTGTAAACCTGGTGCCAAAGGTATCAAGTCGCCGGAATATGATTTTTGGCTGGGATGACAGTGGGCAGCCTATAGCCATTCTCCCTCCGAGTGCTTCTGCCAGTGAAGTGCTGATTCTTCTTGCTCAGCCTGACGGATGGAAAAAGATCGGTGGCGTGGATAAATTTGAGCCGATACCAATCACCGTTATGCCATCTTACAATCAATCAAACGTTGTTGCAGCATGGGTGGAGAGTGTAAATCTCTATGGCTATGTTTATTTCCCTTGTCACTCTGCAACAAAGAAAACTTATACAATACCAGGAACGGCCTCACAGGCAGGAAATCTGCAAAACTCCCGTGTAATCGTTGATAAAAACGTCATTCTTAAATTCGACAGCGATCTTTACTCGCTTTATAAGTCGCTGAAGTTTGAAGGTGAATGCACTTTTGAGTTTTCCCATCTTAATTTCACAACAACCGGTGGAGAAGTGGATTACCTGGCAAAGCAGGCTATCCTCAACCGAAACCCTATCCGCATGAAGCGAGTGGAATGGTCAGATTGTAAAATCTATTCCATACATGATGACGTGTTCTTCTATGAAGGTGAAGTCGTCACATACTCAGATAGCGCAGCTATCCTCGGCTTAACTACTAACCGTATTACAGGCCTGTTCGCGCCAATAGGTATTGGAGAGCATATTTCTGCACATATTCGCATGGAGTCTCAGACCGCCTCAGAAGTTGGGATTGTTCTGCGATGCTCTGGTGGTTGGATGATGTTCTATGGGGCACCAGGTGCTACACAGTGGTCTTATAGACA